AGAAGGGACCTTCGATGAACCTCGGGCATTACCAGACAGAGCTGGAGGCTTTGGGTTTGGCTGCTTTGGGTCTACTAAGGCTGGCTGACCCTGGGGATACTCAATCCCGTTGTCAAGTATTTGACCGATGGTGAGTGCGGGGCGTCCGTAAGTTAATGCATTCATGATCCGAACCATCCTCCAATCTTCTGACCCCAGGTTGTATCTTCACCTTTCTTGAAAGGCGTGTTGGCAAATCCATAGCCCTGGATGCCCCCGGAAATTGCTGAACCTAATGGGTCAGAATAGTTGCCGGCAAAGGTGTTAGTGGTCTGAGGACCATTCTGGGTGAGCATCCCGTTCTTGTAGTCCGCGTAAACATTTGAAGCGAAGTCTCGGTTGCCCTCAAAGCGCATACGTTCATCATTCAATCGAGCCTGGTCATAACCCTGGAGGGCACCACCGGCACCCATGCCCATTTGGTAACCTGTGTTGGCCGTGTTCATACCTGAGTTGTAGGCATTCTCGATCGAGTTATTGGCTGCACCAGCGTTCACCAATGCGTTACCTTGATCGGCAAATGCTTGGCGCTGTTCACCCAGAGACTGAGTGCGGAGACCATCAAGGACTTGGGACGACACATCAGCGGCGGTCATCGTAGGCACGGTTGGCTACTGCTTAGCTACACCGGCGCGACTGGAGTTCATGTTGTTTGTGCCGCTTGCTGCTAGGTCGATGCCTGTCAGCGTGTTCTCTTGCAGGTTGCGGCGATCGTCACGCATTGCAGCGTTGACCAGGGGGTTCATGTTGTCCATGGCATACTGGTTTGCAGTGTCCATACGTCCCTGTGCAGACACGCCATCAGCCATACCCTGGTACTGGTCGTACAAACCACGGGCGTTTGCGCCAAAGCCTGCATTAGCACCAGCCATGTTGAAACCACGGTTCATGATGCCCATTGAGGCATCCCCGTAACCTGTGGCTGCGCCGGTCTGGTAACTATTGGGGCCAGCATAGGTGGGTCCACCGTAGAAACCTGTGGCTAACCGGGCATCGTTGGCAGCTTGGCCGCCTTCTAATGCGTTGTCTGTGTATGGTTTGTATTGGTTGAAGCCAGCCATGTTCTGGCGGTTTGCTTCGTCTGCGGCGTTACTCTTTTTGTTTGCGCTGTAGAGACCTACACCGACGGATGCGATTGTTGCGATCCATGCCATATTATTATTCCTCTTCACTCATCAGTGTGTGGGTTTGCATAAAGTCCTCGAGGCCAGACAGATCTGGTTCCTCCAAACCCATTGCTGAGTAAGTTGGGCTTATGACCTCTTCTTCTATGTCTGAGAGATCTTCTTCTTGGTTGTGCTTTGTTAGATGCACGGTCGTTAGGATTGCATCCTCGAGGACGTGAAAGGCCCTCTTGGATCCCGCCGGTGAGACAAAGGTCACAGGTGCAACCAGGTCCTGTTTGCCACCATTCTCAGAAACAACCAGGACGCGGCCTTGCATCAAGAAAGTTAGGTGAGGCAGCTTGTGTAGCTTACCTACGCAGACCGTACCTTCAGGCATAAACAGCTGTCGTGCATACTGGGCACAGCCATATTCGTCGCTCACAGGGGTAAAGTAATGCTCAACAGTAGCGTCCAGCTGTCTGTCTTGGATGTCTCCACGCTCAATACCCAGGTCGAGAATATACTGAAGAGAGGAGATGTCAGATCGTATGTTAAGGTCATGCTTCATACTGCCACCCAAGATGTGCCGTTATAGACAACAAGACCCTCGGATCCGTCACCTTTAGGGTCCCAGGGAGATACAGCATAGCGAACCATGCCCTTCCTGGAGTTATCGGGTTGCCGGTCGGTAGCTTGGATTGACGCATCCGCGAGAGACTGGATGACAGCCTCGATTTCGCGGTATTCCTCCTGGACGTAGTTGCCCAGGTTCTCTTTTGCCAACAAAGGTATCTGCCGCCGGACATAGCGGTTGACCAGGAGATTAAGTTTATCTGATAGAGACATAAATTACCTCCGACCTGTCACTTGGAGATCAACGTCCATACCTGAGAAGTTAAAGTCTTTTATGGTTGCGCTTGTCATCTTGTAGGACAGATAGCGGCCTGAGATCCGGGTATCGACCTTATAGGACGTGTTGCTATCAAAGATGATGTCGGACCCATAATTAGGGGTGCCGGTGGGTATGTCAGCTGCGCCAAAGGTGAAACTAAACTCACCGTCAGAGTTCACCGTTGAAACCTGAGGTAGCATCTTACTGATCACCTTGTATCCACTAAGGGACAAGCCTTGCTCATCGAGATCGATACCCTGGCGCTCTAGGATGAAGGGCTCAGAATAAGTCGTATCAACAGAGAAAGACAGGGACCCAGTGTCCGCGAGGTCAATACCATAGAGCTTACTCTGGGTCACACCCCCACCAACTGTAGAGATTACGATAGGGTGCCGGGCATACGGGCTCTCCTGGTCATGGTAGGAACCACCGATAGACGCATAAGTCTGCGTGGCATCTGCATATGAGAACACCGAGTTTACGTTGGCTTCAGTCCCTGTGATTACATTAGGGAGATCCTGGAAGGTCCAAACGTCCTCTTTTAGTAGTTGTACACGGCGGCGCGGTTGCACGATGTGCCATCCGTATATACGGCCATGTCATCACCGGAGTGGTAGCAGAAGTATACTTCCTCGAGATCCGTATTGTGCATAGTAAAGCAGACATTGTGCTTACTGTTATCGATGCCACTGAAGATGTAATCACGGACGCGACCATCGCAGATCGAGGTGCGCGTGTTACCATCAGTCATGTAGATATCGTCGCGGTCAAAGACATAATGGCGACCCTCGACCTCCGTGATGCAGTTCTGGTTAATTACACCAGCGTCATCAAAGACCTTGCGGAAGTTAAAGATGAACGTACCGCCTACGAACTCCATCATCCACACTTGGTCCTGTGAGTAGACCAGGAAGTTAGGGCCAAGGGTTGCACCATCGATGATCGGCGTCTTCATCTGTACGAGGTCATTAAAGCCAGCACTGTTGGTAAGATCAGTCTCATCCCATGTAGTAGGCACCTGGTTGGCCAGTACGGGGTCTGAGAACCTCACACGGTTCGGGTAGGCTACGTTGGTTTCCACGGTGCCCAGCGCCAACAAGAAGTCGCCAAAAGATCTAAGAGACGTAGTACGCATCCCTGACGGCCAATTGGGGAGATCAATAAAGTTAGTCTGAGATCCTGTGCGTGAGATAGGCGTCTGATCATCCCTGTTTAGGTACTGCACATCAGCCAGGGTTGTGGCTGTGACAGCTGGGATAGTAGACGCCGTACCTGAGGTCGTCTTCCGGGTCGTAAAGGTCCCATTAGAGAACTCGCGGACATCGAAGACATCATCTACGACCAACACTGTGTCAAAACCAGTGAGCGAAGTGATGCCATAAGCAAACACAGGGTCGAAGGAGATGTCCGAGACACCACGCATGATGGGACCACGTTGAACAGAACCATCAGAGAACCTTACGTTCTTGGCTCTAGTGAAGGCGTTGATAGGGAGGTTGTAGGGGTCAACATCAGTGACCACGCCCACGGACCCTAGTCCACGGATTGGTAGGTTAGGCATGGCCTGATTTCCTTATGTTTTACTGGGATGGGACAGTGTAAGTACCGCCGGAGGTAAACTCCTGCACATTGGTGCCAACTTGGAGACGCACATAGCCATCTGCACCATTACCACCTCGGGCGTTCCCGCCAGAGCCTAGCCCCTTAGAGCCTATGCTCACACTTAGGGTTGCCCCCGGAACAAGGTAATTCGTAGTGCCTGTCAAGTAAGTCCCAGCACTGCCGGGGCTGCCTGCACCACCAGAACTGTCAAAGGTTGACGAACGGTCGCCACCAGCAGCACCGCCTCCAGCGCCATATGACGACGAAGGGGCGTGGCCACCGACATTAGGAGGCTCTGATTGCTTGTTGTTACCACTGACACCGCCTGCCCCATAAACTGAAGCCTCACCATCAGGAGACTTAATGGGATCTGGGCTGCGGTTTGCGTTTACACCCCCCACACCTCCAGAGGCTGTTACAGTGGTAATACCAGAGCCTGAGAGCGTACTGGACGTGCCTGACTGGGCAACGGTCGAGGAATAGCCGCCATTTAGACCATATCCACCCGCACCACCAGCGCCTATGACCTGATAGGTGACAGTGTACGCTTTAGAAGAACCACGGAAGGTGCCAGTCGCAATGGATGCACCACTGTTAGGGACACCAGTATTGTTGGGGGTCACAAATGAACCATCAAGGTAGTACTCGGACAGACTGATAGGGTTAGAACCACCAAACTCAG